CGTTGCGATCTAATTGAGAAACAAACATATCTGTTTGATATTGAGCTGGCTGTAAAGCACCTGTCTTATTAGCCATATTCTCTATACCATTCATCCATTGTTCGATAGCGGATCTAATAGTAAATCCGGAATCGTTTAGGACTGTTATTTGGAATGGAGCAAATTCTCTGTCACCTGCCATTTTAATTAATCTACCGCGGTAGTATACTGGGGTAACCCCCAAGGATTGCCCTGGCAATTCTGCAACAGTAACTAAAAATGGAGATTTTGTTACAGCTGCTGCTCTAGATATGACATAATTTGGGAATGTCAACTGAACAGCAAACTGATTGGGACGTGCCCCACCATTGGTAAGTTCGGATTTAAATCTTTCTACATTAAATGGTATTGCCATTTTTCTATACTCCTATTAAGCGCCGACTTCTTCAAAGGAAACGCCTGTTCTTGTAGCTACAAAATTCAACTGGATAAAGTTGATTGCTCTTGCAGGTTTGATGTAAATGTCTGCAACGAATTCATTGCGATCTACGATATCTGCAGTGTTGTTTGTTTCATCACATACTACTCTAAAGTCTGTAATGCCTCGACGACCTTGAACATCTCTTAAGAATGGTTCTACAAGATTCTTAAATTGAGCTCTTGTAAATGGATCGTTGAATTCAAACAACTGGAATTTTGATGCTGTTGAAATAGATTTTTCCAACACTATAAACAATCTACGTACATTTATACGATCAAATGCACTTGGTCTTGATAATAGTGTTTTATCTCCGAACAACAATGTTCCTTGTCCTGGGAATGTAACTACAGGATTAATGCCTGCTTTGTATAAATTGTCTCTATCTGTCTTAGATGGAGAATATGCCAATTTAACAACATTTTTAATTACGCCTCTGTTATATCCTGCAGGTGAGAACCAAGGATCAGCAATATAATCTGTTCTAGCTGCAAGACCAGCAATGTCACCATTTAATGGAACATAGCGATACTTGTCATTGTAACGATCATACTGATATTTCCAACCAGAGTCTAGAACAGCAAAAGATGAACTTGTTAATTGATTTCTATAGTTAACAATATTTGTTGCTGCATTTGTAGTATTAACAACATCTGTATATTGAGGAGAAGCAAATACTATGCAATCTCTTCTAGATTCTGCAATACCAATAACAGTATTAACAACGCCGATATTTGTAGTTGGTCCCATTGGGATTAAACTTACATCATACAATTCGTCATTACTAAACAATTCATACCCTGCCTGTACGTTTGCAGCAGAAACTGACGCACCGTCTACACCACCAGACAGCGTTGTAGTAACATTGGCAGTTAATTCTACGAATGTCGTTGTGCTAGATCCGCCCCAATTTGTTCCTTGAGCAGGATGGTCAATCCATTTAATATATTTAGATTGATTGTTAATTACATTTTTGTAGTAATTTGTAGAATTGTCAGAGTTCTTAGAATCCGATGCTTTAGATACAAATGAGAATTTTTCTAATATTGAATTTTTAGTTCCAGAAATCTTACCATCGTTATCAACAACAATTATGTGCATTTCATCTGAACTGCCGCCTCTTCCAGAAACATACGAAGATGTGTTTGGAGCTGCGTCAAACTGAGAAGCATATTGCCATCCTGAGAATGAATCATTATCTGCAAAGGATACCTTAATAGAATTTCCTAATGTACCAGGATATTTTGCAGCAAATGAACCATATCCAAATCCGCCAGAAGCAAATTCGTTATTATATACGTCTTCATTTTCAATCAACAAAGCTTCTCTATTAATAGTAACATTTCCTTGTGCAACAATATTAGAAAAATCTATAATTGTTACTGTAGGAGCAGAAGAATATTGACTTCCTCCATTTATAATGTTAATACGATTTATAGTATATCCAACAGAAGCAATTGCTAATGCATTACTTACATATGGACGATCTTGTGTAGCTGGGGTAATAATTACGTTAGGAGTACTTGTCCATCCCGAACCTGCACCATTTAATGTAATTTCAGAAATTAATGCTTCAATACGAACAATTGCTGTAGCAAGAGTTCCGCCAAGAGTGCTATTCTTATTAATAGTAATATTTGGAGTGTAGCCATAACTACCTTGAGCACCATTTATTACGGCAATTGTGTCTACGAGTCCGTAACCAACATTTGCAACAACGCTAGGTGCAACGTTAACATCTGGTCCACTAATTGTCACGTTAGGTGCACCTATATATCCATTACCCATAGATGTTATAGTGAATCCTACAACATCTGTATTTGATCTGATAATTGTAGCAATTGCGTGATTTCCACCTGCTACAAGGTTTCCTGAGAATACAACATTTGCGTCGCCAGAAACATTACCTGCACTGTTAATTTGCAATCCAGTCAATTTGTAATGGATGTTCAATCTAGCAGATGCTCCTGTAGATTGTTGATTTTCTATTACAATATTGGATGCGCTGCTATAATTGTTACCTGAATCTTGTACAACTATATCTACAATTTCGCCGGCGCCTAAAACAGCAGTTGCTGTAGCACCAGATCCACCGCCACCGCTAAATGAAATTGTTGGTGGTGTAGCATAACCATATCCTCTTAATACCATATTAATACCAGACAAAACGCCAGTAGAGGATAATATTGCATTACCTGTTGCTCTAGTACCACCAGATTCTGGTGTAGAGAATGTAACTGTTATATCGTTTTGATTAATAAAGCTTGCAGGATTAGTTGATAATGTTACTCCTGTAACAGTACCGGATGGAGCAGAAACCGCATTTCTAGCTATGGCCTTATCTACTACGCGAACTAATTTTAAATTGTTTCCATATGACAAAAAGTTTGCTGCAGTAAAGAAATATCCTGCAGTTGTGTCGTCGGGGTTTCCAAATTTTTCTACAAGACTTCTCTCTGTATCCACAGTCGTAACTTCTTCGACCGGTCCCCATTGAAAGGCTCCCGAAAATGCCCCTGCGGTAGTTGCTACCGAAGGCACACCCGCGGTGTTGTCAATTTCGGTAACTTGTACGCCTGGTGAAAGCTGAAATGCCATCTTCTTCTCCTTGATAATTTTATAGATAGCTCTATAATATGATTTTCTATTTATTTATAATTATCAGCATTTAGACATTTTCGAGCCATTTTCTTTGTAACTCTTGAATTTCATTCGGAGATTTTGAATGGGCAGCAAACCAAATTCCATCTGACATAACCTCTGGTTGGAATTGTTCTGGTATTCCTGTATCCACAATACCAAACGGTGTGAGATTTTCTTCAATCTGTTTCATTTGATCTTCGTATAGAGCTTTTCTGAGATTACTGTCAGTTAAGTCTTTGAAGAATGATTCGTTAGTAGCCCACGAAAATAGGACTAAACACATAACTAAATCGTCTTGGTATCCCTCATCTGCTTTATGGGTTCCTCGGACCTCAATAAATGTTGATATTTCATTAATAATATCTGGGTCGTGAATTAGTAGTTTCGTACCTTCGACCAAACTCTTGAATGATGTGCAACCCAATCGTTTTACTTGTTTCGTGGTTCTAACGCCAAGTGTAGCACCATTACTAAATCCTCCAGAAAGATACTGTCCAGACTTACTATTACTTCCAACGAAGAATACGTTTTCATATTCTAAATCCATATACAAAGTATCTGCTACTTGCTGCCCGTTGTCATTTATCTCTATTAGACAATATGCTTTGTGATAATCTTTTGCAACTTTATAAATTATGTTTGGAAATAACAACGGACTTATCTTGTTATTTCTATACTTTGCAACTACGGAATACGGATATGCTGTAATATCTAAAACCGTAAATGCTGAGTAATCTCCACCGACGCCTCGCGAGGTATCAGCAACTAACATATAAACATGGTCTTCTTCAGGTTCGACAAATACATCCAACCCGTCTTTACTGTATACATAGGGTTTAACCGACATTTTACCAATAGTATCAGGATTGATAAGTGTATTGGAAGACCCTAAGAAGTTACATAAAACCTCTTGATTGAACTTAAGTTCGCCGAGCATTGTTCTTTGTTCTTCAGCCCATTTATCATCTCTACCTGGTATTCTGCTATAAGGAATAAACATAGGAACAAATCCGTTCAATCCCTGTTCCGCTTCATTCCAGAATTTCCAGAAATGATTATATCCTAGCGGAGTAGATGTGAGCAGAATCTTTGTTGTCTGACCCGCAGAAATTGTTGGGTAAACAGATGTAAAGAAATCTTCTGCAACATTGTTTGGAATAATTGCTGCTTCGTCAATGTATAACCAATTTACAGATTTACCTCGAATACCCGAAGAGCTTGTCGCTGCTGTAAATACTTTGGATCCATTTTCTAATTCAATGTCACCCTTGTTAAATGTCTTAACGCCTTGTTGCATCCATATAGGAAGCATCTCATACATCAGTTCATAACGAGATAAAACCTCTCGAGCGGCTGAAGATTTGTTCGCCAGAATAGCAACTGTTTTATTTTCCTGAAATAAAGTATACCATAGAATACATGCTGCAGATGTAATAGTCTTGCCCTGTTGGCGACCTTCCATTAGGATCACTTTACGATTATTTAGAATAGTATGTACTTTTTCTTTTTGACAATCATATAATTTGAACGGTACTAAACCTTTATCCAAAGAAACAATTTGGCAATAATTTTCAATGAAGTAAATTGGATCCTGCGTACACTTTATAATTTCTTTAACTTGTTCTGTGGTGTACGATATGACAGTCCCAATCTGTTTTAGATTGGGATTGCCGTTATATGATGTTGGTTTATTGCTCAATTATATTACCGTTATCTTTATTTTGTTTTAACGCTTTAAATAGTTCTGCGGTTGAACCCGCAAACACCACATTATTTTGAGTCCCAATTTTTTGCTGAGGCTCATCTGCTTTTAAATCTTTAACCTGTTTTTGTAGGTTCAATAAATCCTTAGATACATCCGACATTGTTTTCATGAACTGCCCGGCAACTTCATATGTTCTGGGGTGTTCTGAATTTTTAGATAATTCAATCAATTCATCTAATGTACTTTCACCCTTCATCAACAGCTTTCTCATAGTTTGTCTTGCTAGTTGATAATCGTCTTCTTGGTCTTCTTCTTTATTATTGTTTAGGTTTTTAGGAATAGAAGGTAAATTTCCAGGTTCAGGAACATCATTAAGATCAAAGATATCATTGAGATTTTGTATATTTTTCATTTTAAAAGTCTTCAAAGTTTTCTAAATATCCAAACGTGTCCGTGGTATTTGCTAACGGAGGATTTGTTTGGATTGTAGCAATTTGTCGTTGCTGTGTCAGAGAAGGATCATTAAATGTAGTAGCGGTAACTTTTCTAATAATACTGCCCTTAGTAACAGGGCCATAAAAATTAAGTTTAATAGTAAAACTCAATGTCCACATTATAGATCTTCTAGTTGTTAGATCGCCTTCATAGTCATCTTCAA